TTTGGTGATGCAGGGCCGCGCGTTTTGGGTAGTGACGAGCCGCTACGCAAACGGGTTTCCGGCGACGTTTCAATGGTTGCCGGCGGCTAACATTTCGACGCCTAATAACGTTGGCCCGCAATGGTTTGGCAGCCCCGAGGTAATTATGTTTAACGGGGTTCAGCTTGAAACCCGCGATGTGGTTACCTTCTTGTCCGGCTCGCAAGGGATCGTATATACAGGCAATCGCGCGATCCAATGCGCTATCCGCCTGGACGAAGCCGCCGCCCGCTTTGCGAGCAATGAGATTGCCGCCGGCTACTTGCAGCAGAAGGGCGGGGAACCAATGTCCGGCGAGGAACTAGGGGAAATGGCCGCCGCGTGGGCCGCCAACCGCCGGGAAAATTCCATTGGCGCGCTAAATGAATTTGTGGATTTCATCGAATTTGACAGCGACCCATCGAAGCTTCAAATTGTCGAAGGGCGCGAGTATTCCGCTAAGGACCTAAGCCGGCTGATGGACATACCTGCTTATTTACTTGCTGTCTCGCAAGCTGGAAGCATGACATACGCTAATGCCACCGAAGCTAGGCGCGATTTGGTGGAATTCGGCGCCCGTCCCCTGCTCCACGCAATCGCGGAGCGGCTTTCCATGGATGATGTATTGCCCCGGGGGCGCCATGTTGAATTCGACACGGAATCGTACATTGGGGAAATGGCGCATATGGATATGCCGGCAACCGAGGATGCGGCAATCCGCGATCAGTCTATGACGGAGGTTCCACTAAATGATTAGGTTTTCCGCCGACCCAACGCTAATTACAGCGCAAGCCGGGGACGCCACCGAGCCTGCCCGCATTAGTGGGCTAGCCGTTCCGTGGGATACCGTCGCCACGGTTTCGGATGGTACGGCCGTGCGATTCGCCCGGGGCGCGTTCGACGTTTCACAGAAGCCCGCCAAACTGATTGAGAACCACGACATTTCACAGCTGCGCGGAATCGTAAACACGCTTACCGATTCGCCGGCGGGCCTTGAATTCGAAGCGACCCTGGCGGATACGCGCGCAAGCCGTGACGCCGTGGCGCTGCTAAAGGCCGGCGCTTATGATTCTGTCAGCGTTGGCGCCCATCCCACCACCTTCACGACTGACCCCGAAGGGGTTATGACAGTAACGGCCGCTACACTTATTGAATTGTCATTAGTAGCCGTCCCCGCGTTTAGGGAGGCAGTAATTACCAACGTGGCCGCAAACGCGGCCGACCCCGATCCAGAACCAGAAACCGATAAGGAGCAGGAAATGACCGACGCCGCACAGGCCGAGCCGATCGCGGCAGAGGCCACCACCATTCCCACTAACCCAATTATTTACGCAGAGGCTAAGCGCGCATTTGTCATGCCGACGCCGGCGGAATACATTTGCGCCTTTGCCGCAGGTGGCTCCGCGTTTGACGCCATGCAGGAAGGCATCCGCGCCGCAGCTCCGGACGTACTGACCACAGATACGCCCGGAATCTTGCCCGTACCTATTATTCAGCCGACCTACAATAATTTTGTAGGTAGCCGCCCGGTGGTGGACGCCGTCGGCGCCCGCGCTATGCCGGCCGGCGGCAAGGTATTTATCCGACCGAAGGTCACGACCCATACCAGCATCGGCGTCCAGTCCACGGAGAACACGCAGATTACCGAAGGTACGTTCGTGGTGGACGACATCCAGGTCACCAAAGGGACGTATGGCGGCACGGTTTCAGCTTCAGAACAGGTTATCGATTTTACCGTTCCGGAGGTTATCGGGCTTATCCTTGACGACATGGGCCGCATTTACGCGAACCAGACCGACAACGTAGCGGCTGACGCGCTTGTGGCCGGTGCGACTACTGACGAGGCATTCGTCGGATCCATCACCGACCCGGCCGCGTGGGCATTGTGGGTTTCTACGGCTGCCCAAGTGATCCTTAGCGCGTCGAATGGCAACCTGCCAACTCACCTGTTCGTGAGTCCGGACCGTTGGGGAAACCTGCTTGGTCTGTCGGACACCTCCGACCGGCCACTGTTCCCGAACATCGGCCCGATGAACGCGTTCGGGGACCTTTCCGTAACGTCGGATATGGGAATGGCCTTTGGCCTCCGCGTCGTGGTAGATCGCAACTTTGCGGCCTCCACCACAATTATTGGCGACGCGTCAGGGTTCGAATGTTACGAACAGCAGAAGGGCGCAATCTCGGTGGACGTTCCCTCCACACTGTCCCGCACTATCGCTTTTCGCGGATATTTCTCCGCGCTTATGCTGGACAGCTCCAAATTCGTAGCAGCTTCGTAGACCGCTTAGGCCACCTGCCCTATGTCCACTTTCTCTATTACATTTCAACAGCGGCTAGATGATTACCTAGTCGTGCAGACGCTTGAAGGTACGGAGATTGGGACGGGGCAGGCGGTCACGCTTTCGGGGCTTTCTCCCGCGGGCTTAAACACCGGCTACACGGTGGCGGAGGTTCCTACTCATCTTTATTTGGGAACCGACGAGGTAGGCGATTGGCTTTTTGATTGGGATGTTTTCATTCCCAACCAATTGCTTATGTATTCGTCCGGCACGGACATTGCCCGGGAAGCAGTAGTGCCCCCGGGGACGCTTACATGGTCCGCGGTTTGCACATGGGTTGATACCGCGTCCGTGGTGGCATGGCTAGGCATTGCGGCAGCTACGGCAAATGACACGGCATTTATTACCAGCGCCACAAACGCCGCCAATGCTTTTGCTTACCGCCGGCGCCGGGAGGCGGGGTACTTTGATTCCCTCACCACATCGCCCGGGGCGGACGTATCGCTAGGGACTACGCAGTACGCCGCGATTTTGTACCGTGAACGCGGCTCCGCGGATTCCTATGCCTCTTTTCAAGATATGGGCGGGGCCGTTCCGTTCGGCAGCATGGGCCAAATAAATAAGCTGCTTGGCGTTAATCGGTCGCAAATCGCATGAGCGCCACAGGCATATTTGCGGAGGCGCAAGATACGCTTTCGGCGAGCCTTACAGCTCTTGGCCTTGCCGTCGTGACAGATTCGCGCAACGCGCGGCCTATGTCCGTGGTAATCGAACCGCCTACCTTCACTTGCTTCAATAGCAACATTGCGGATATTACTTTTCGTATTCGCATCCTTGCAGCGCCGCCCGGAAACTCCGACGCGGTAAATTACCTAATGACGAGTGCAGATACCGTGATGGATTCGGAAATCAGCGTTATTAGCGGCAACCCATCTACCACAGCAATTGGCGGGCAGGATATCCCGTCATTCGATCTTGTCGTTCGCGTATCAACCATGAGGAGCTAGACCGTGGCCACGACCACTTATCTTTCAAATTTTGATTCAATCACTATTGGTGGCGTTGATCTCACGGATCAGTGTTCCGCCATTAGCTTTACGCTTGGCGTAAATTCGCTTACCTCCACAGCCTTTGGCGACACCGGCGAGCGCATGGTAGCCGGCCTGCAGACTGTCGAAGGGTCTATTACCCTTTACGCATCCTATGGCGCTGGCGAAGTCGAAGCGACCCTCTACGCAGAGGTTGGCGCGGGCGATACCACCATCGTAATTAAGGTTGGCGCCGGCGCTATCTCGGCGAGCAATCCGGAATACACGATTAGCAATACTATGCTGGCATCTGTTCCGAATGAGGCCAGCGTTGGCGAGCTACAAATTTTTACCGCGACGGTTTCGGGCGGCACATGGGTTCGCGATATCACGCCGTAACCACTAAGGGGAAAATATGGAAATTGAAATCAAGTATTCGACCGCGGACGGGGAATTCTCCGTAACTACAAGCATGATGGAAATCGTGCAAATGGAGCGCCATTTTAACGTGGCTATTTCCGCGTTGGCGTCCGGTATCTCTATGGACCAAATCGGCTACCTCGCGTGGCGGGCTTCACAGTCCGCGGGGCTAAAGCCTCCCGGCCGTTATGACGATTTCCTAAAAACCATTACCGCTATTGAAGTGGTCGCAAATGATGATGCAGTGGTGGGGCCTACCAACGCGGAACAGTGAGCCGGTCATTAGCCGAAGTGTTAGTAGCAACCGGCTATTGGCCCGCATCTGTTCCGTTTGAAATGCGCGACCTTTCTA